ACCCGAATCGCAAAATATGTTACATTGCACCAAGTTATCGTCAAGGCAAACAAACTGTCTGGAATGATTTAAAAGATAGACTTGGTAAACATCGCTGGATTAAAAAAGTTAATGAAAGCGAATTAACAATTACACTTATTAACAATAGTCAAATATTATTAAGATCCGCTGACAATTATGATAGTATGCGTGGTCTTGGTCTTGATTTTGTTGTCTTCGATGAATTTGCAGATATTGCCAAAGAAACATGGACAGAAGTTATACGTCCAGCGTTATCTGATAGACAAGGACATGCATTGTTTATCGGCACACCAAAAGGTATGGGCAACTGGGCCAAAGACTTATGGGATCAAGGACAAAGCCTTGGATTCGATGATTGGAATAGTTATCAATATACTACATTAGATGGCGGCAATGTTCCTGAAGAAGAAATCGAATCTGCCAAACATGATTTAGATGAACGAACATTTAGACAAGAATACATGGCAACATTCGAAACATATGCTGGTGCAATTTATTATAGTTTTGATAGATCCCAATTGTTTGATATTTCTAAATTACAACCAGAGATACAAAACAATGAAGTGTTACATGTAGGAGTAGACTTTAACGTTAATCCTATGAGTGCAGTAATTGCAATTAAGCGCAATGAAAAACTTTATGTAATTGATGCAATCGAAATATATGGTAGTAACACAGAAGAACTATGTCGTGAAATAAGACAAAAATACGGAGATTCAAGAAAGTATTTTGCTTACCCTGATGCTTCAGGTGGCAATTCAAATACTAAAGGATCAAGCGACCATAATATATTAAGAGCAAATAAGTTCGAAGTTAGGACGCCTGGAAGGAATCCACCTGTTAAAGATAGAATTGCCGCTGTAAATAGTGCTCTGAAAAGTTCAAAAGGTGAGATTAAACTTTATATAAATAAAACTGCAAGACGATTAATAGAATGTGTTGAAAAACACACTTATAAGGGTGACACAAGGCAACCTGATAAGGATAGTGGATTTGACCATTTAAATGACGCATTGGGATACTTAACGGTTTATCATCTTCCAATACAGCGTCCTGTTAAACAAGATACAACAAGTGTATTTGGACACTTTTAAGGATTTGCGATGCTAAGTGAAAAAGAAATTAAAGAAGTTCACCCAGAATATAACGAAAATGCTCCTCTTTGGGATTATTATTATCGTTCATATGTAGGCGGTGATGAATACAAAAAAGGTGCATACCTACGTAAGTATCTTAACGAAGATGCCGCACCAGGTGATCAATATGGTCAACGACTTGCTAATACAGCATTACAAAACCATGTTAAAAGTATTGTTCACATATACAGAAGTTATTTGTTCCGCAATGGTCCGAAACGCACCTTAGCCAACTTAATGAATTTACCTGACGTTTTAAATTTTATAACTGATGTTGATCTTAATGGCACCGATTTAAACGCATTTATGAAAAAGTTAAATGACGGATTAATGGTGTATGGCAGCATGTGGGTTTTAGTAGATAGACCAGCATATAGAACACTTACAAGAGCACAAGAACTAGAAATGGGAATTCGTGCGTATGCAAATGCATATATTCCTAGTAACGTTTTAGATTGGGAATTTAAACCCGATGTTACTGGTAAAAATAAATTAGTCTATCTAAAAGTAGTAGAATTTAGTGGCGAAAATTATGACAATTTAGTTGTATGGTATGAAAATAGAGTAGAACGTTACACTGTTGAAAAAAATCAATACAAAAGACAAATTCTAACACGTGGTAGTATCGGTCAAGATACTGGCGATTCTATAGTTGAATATGGCAAAATTATAAAGTCTGAAGAATATATAAATCCTTTAGGTTATATTCCAGCATTTAGATTACTAACAGATGACGGTAATAGTCAGATTGCAGATATTGCTGATACCCAGCGTTCCATATACAATAGATTATCCGAATTAGAACAAGCAATTCGTGTTAGTGGTCATCCTACACTTGTAAAAACTGCTGATACTTCAGCAAGTGCTGGTGCAGGTAGTATTATTACTATGCCTGAAGATTTACCAGGAGATAAAAATCCATACCTATTACAACCAAGCGGTAGCACTATTAATTCTATATTACAAGCAATTAATATGGATATTGATGCCATTGATAAAATGGCTCATGTTAGTGGTATTAGAGGCACTATTGGATCTGCAATGTCAGGTGTTGCACTGCAAACAGAAATGGCAATGCTTAACAGTAGATTAAGTGATTTTGCAGAAATATTACAAGAAGCAGAATATAAGATCTGGGAATTGTGGTTAAATTGGCAAAACCTTACTGCAAGTCAAGACTTTATGATTGAATATGGAAAGAGTTTCGATATTCGTGATAAACAATCTGATCTAGCATTGTTAGAAATTGCTACAAAAATAGTTAATAACGATATGCTAAAGATGGAAATTCAAAAATCAATAGCAAAGATATTAGTTACAGATGAAGTTAAGTTATCTGCAATACTAGACAATATCGAGAATCCACCAGTTAGAACTTACGAAAATGGTGAACCTATCGATCCACGTTTACCTCCACTGTATCGTAATGCTGCAGGTGAGGCTCGTCAATGTGCAAACTGTGAATATTTCAATCCCGAAACCCTTGCATGTAATGCGTTTGGTGGCGCAACTGTAAGACCTGCGTGGGTTTGCGCTAAATGGGAGGCCATTGAACTAGAAGATAATGATAGTTCAGACGACGATGAAGAATCAGATGAACTAGAAGATAATGATAGTTCAGATGACGATAATGCATCCGAGTAAGGGTGCAAAATCATAGGCGGTAATGCGTCTATAAATAACATTACAAATTACTCATAGAGAGGTTAAATGTCACAATGGACAATAATGCATTGGTTACAGATGAAACACTAACTGGTAGTGCTTCTAACACTGTTGAAAATAACCAGGGACAAACTGCAAGCGAAAGATTGTTTACACAAGAAGAAGTAAACATGATTATTGCTAAGAGAGCAGAAAAGATGGCCAAACAGAAGTTTGCTGACATCGATGTTGAAGAATACAAAGAACTTAAAATGCAAAAAGATAAGGCTCAGAAAGATGAGTTGATTCGTAAGCAAAAGTTCGAAGAAGTTCTGAAACAACAAAAAGAACAATTTGATAGTGAAATTAACACCTTGCGATCACAACTAACAAGTGTCAAAATTGATGGTGCAGTGCTTGATGCTGCAAGCAAGTTTGGCGCAGTTAGTCCACAAGATGTTGCTGCATTAATGAAAACTTCTATACAGTTAGATAGCAATGGTAATCCAGTTGTGTTAGATAATAATGGCAATGTTCGTTATGATCCATCAACTGCAGAACCACTTACTGTTGAACGTGCTGTTCAAGAGTTTTTAGATACAAAACCATTCTTTAAGGCAGGCGGCCCAGCCGGTGCCGGAACTCGTGGAAATGCACAACCAGTTCGCACTGAACAATTGAAACTATCTGATTTGGACATGAAAAATCCAGAGCATCGTAAACTCTATGCTCAAATGATGGATCCAAAACGTGTCCGTAATTTTTATTCATCTTAATAAAGGAAAATAAGAGATGGCAAACGAAATCGACACAGGCGTAGGTGCTGGCGTTCTTTATGAGAACATCAGTCAAGCCGCACAATACGTCTTCAATGAAAATGCAATGCTCCGCAATCTTGTAACTGTTTACAACATGGTCGGAACCCCAGGTCTAACTGCAAGTATTCCAGTATGGCCAAAAGCAAGTGCTGTTAGCGCACTTTCCGCAGGTGCAGACCTATCAAACGATAGCGCCCTTGCAAGCGTAACTGCAGTTGATATTACCGCTGCTGAATACGGTAACATGGCAACTGTCCAAGACATCATCATCGAAGCATCACCAAGTGATGTTGGTGCTGACGTTGGTCGTCAACTAGGTGCCGCTCTTGCACAAGCAATGGACGAAACACTTGTTGACCTATTTGCTTCTTTCTCAGCAAGCGTTGGTTCTGCTGGTGCAGAAGTAACTGCTGCAACCATTATGGCTGCTGCTGCTAAACTACGTGCTGCAAGCGTTCCTATGCAAGGTCTAGTTTGCGTTCTACACCCATACCAAGCATATAACCTAAAAACAGGTTTCTTGAATGCTGGTGGTTCTTTCGGCGCTGCTCCAGATGTAGCAAACACTGTTGCTCGTGAATATTTCGTTGGCCGTATCGCTGGCGTAGATATCTACGAATCAGCATCAATCGACATCGATGGTAGCGATGACGCAGTAGGCGCACTATTCCACCCAGCCGCACTAGGCTTGGCTCTAAAGCGTGATATCCGCATTGCTCTACAACGTGATGAATCCCTACGTGGTTTCGAAGTTGTTGCAAGTGCTGCATGGGGTGCAGGTATCATCGACACCGTTAAGGGCGT